GCTACCCAGAATAACTTATTTATAGTATGTACAGTGCGAGCATTATCGTCGCACATCTTTTCAATTTTATCTAGTTTCTCCGAAAACTTATTCATACGATCCCATGATCTCTCACGGTACTCATTATAAGCATCCATCTTTTCTTCAAAGCGGGCTAGTGATATTAGAACCTCACTCATCTGATCTAATTTTTCTTCAATACGATCTAGTCGTTTATTTGTCGGTGTATCAGGCATTAGCAATTCCATCTCTTACGAGCTGCTTTGCCGCGTTCGCCAGTCCATCCTCTAGATCTAGCACAGAAACTTTTACGTCTACCGTGTGCTTTAGTTCCAGGTTTAAGAGTACTTGGCTTTGCTGTTACAGCTGTGCTTAATTTACTACCAGGATTACGTCTTCTATATTTAGCAACTCCTTGAGCTGTCATTCCAGCTCCTTGCTTCACAGATAGCTTGTCGCCAGACTTAACTGACATACCAGACATATCTTCATAAAACGACTTAAACTTGATCATTTCTTTTTTTCACGATCAAGCATCATGCGAATCTTAGCTAGCTTATCCATATCGTTTTTCTTAATAGGGTCTTTTTTAGTCATTACTGTTTGACCGTCAGGTATAGTAGCTTCTTTTTTCATAGCGTCTTTACCGAGAGCTTGCTTTACTTTCTTTTGTGTATTTTTCTTTAAGCTTTTCATTCCCCCTGGTCCTTTTTGACCTATCATATGAGGATTGTCTTTCATCATACGTACCGTAGCTGGATCTGCAGTAGCTTCTTTTTTCAAATCAGATAGTTTTTTTCTTAGCTTATTAGCTACTTGGCCATAGTATAGACTTGAACCAGTATCACGCTTTTGCATAGTTTTAATATCCGGATCATTTCTTCCACCACTGCCTTTTGTGCCTCGCATGTAGTTTGCTGCAGCTGAGTTTTGAGCTTTTTCTCTACTATAATCAGCTTTAGCTTTATAGTTAGTTAAAGTCTTTGTGCTGAGTTCATCTAGTTTAGATTCTTTACCATCATACTTACCAGACTTCTTAAGCTTTGCCATAACAGCTGCTTGTTGAGCTGGGTTAGCAAACTTCTCAGGAATAGGAGGTATTTTAGAACGTTGCTTATCTAACGGATCAGAACGTAGCTTAGCTCCTCCATCTCCATCAGCTCCAGCATCACCCTTCTTAAGCTTACCGTCACGAGTAAAGTGATATCCTTTAGGAGCACCTTTAGTTTCTGTTACACCTTCACCAAATGCTTTAGCCATACCAGCATTTCGTTTCTTCATAATATCTTTAAACTTCTTTGCTTTCTCAGGCTTATTAGCAGCGATAGCTTCTCTTTCATTAGATCGAGCAGCTCGATGAGAAGCATCTGCCCCACGAATATACCTAGCCTTCATGTCATCTGACACTTCTGTTACAGGCTTCTTTATAGCAGATGCTGATTTAGTTAAGATGACTGCATTCTTAGCTAGCTTCTTAGCCTTTTTCATTCCATCAGCATCAGACATAGTATCCTTCTTTGGCTTTTGCCAACCTGAATCTGTGTATGTTGCTTCTACAAATGTCTTGAATGATTCTCTTGTCATGTTTCTTCTATCCATTTCTGCCTTTGCAGCTGAGTGCATAGGGTGTGAAGGGTCTTTAATAATCGTAGCTAAACGACGCTTTGTATGTCCAGCTAAATCATCTACTGATTCAGAAGTAACTCCAGTTTTCTTTCTGAAGCTATCTAAGTCAGATTGTGCTGAGGCAGCTCTTTTCTTAGCCGCCTCCGCATCTTTAACATTGTCTGAATGCATCTTATTAACATCAATGCCTTTTGTCTTCAGATGTTGTGAAAATCTGGCTCTGCCAAATGCTTCTATAAGTTTTGATTCAGACTTATTCATAGTTACTTCCTAAGATAATTCGTCAGTATGATCTGAGTGAATAGCTTTCACTGCAGCTGATGAAACTTTAGAACCTGCTGCGCTTTTAACAGCACCATGAGACATAGCTTTGCCGCCATGATCTAAGCTTACGTGGTGAGTTTTACCTGTGCTTGTATCATGCACGTGGTATGAATGGTTTTCTCTATCAGACTGACCACCAATATATACATGCTGTGTACCATGAGTAGACATATGCATTGCATCTGGATCTTTTTTCTCGATAGAAGAAGTAACTTTGCTATCTTCTGCTTCGTTTATTTTATTTAGTTCTTCTCTTAATTGAAAAAACGTCTTCATGTTTTGATTCCTCTATTCTTTTTTAGCATTCTGGACCTTCTAGCTCTATCTAGAATACGGTCATGTTTAATTTTATCAGCTTGTTTATCTTTGGCTATATCAGCTTTATCTTTACTTATAATATCTTTAGCTTGTGACATATAATCAGTAGCTTCTGATGCGTCTTTAAAGTCTTGTTTTGTAGGAGCACCTTTAGATCCAGGTTTTCTCATAGGTCGGCCTTCTTTACGCTTCTTATGAATGTTATGCCAAAGACCTTTACCCTCTTCATTCTTCTGTCCAGGAGTCATTTTTTTAGCATGAGCAGCTGCTTCAGGAGTACCTTCTGTGTATTTGTACTCTTCTTCAATCTTCTCGACAGCATCTAACCATTGACGAGTCTTGCGATCAGCAGTCTCAACAATCACATAGTTAGAACCTAGTACAGTTATTGTACCTACTTCATCTGTCTTCTTCACGATAACAGACTCACCAAGCTCAAATAGATTACCTGATACAAACTTCTCTCTTGTTTCTGATACACTATCTAACTGCACATGACGTTTAAAGTCACTCTGCTCTTTTAGTCCCATACCTTTACGTACATCATTAAATAGACGACGCGAATCGTTATTAGACATACTTCTAGGAAGTCCTTGAGCAAATGAAGTGAAGTCATTCTTAGTAGCATTATCTCTTTGCTTTGATGCTGACATACCTGATACATCATCTGCATCCGGATCTCTCTCTCCGGCTGAGATAACTTGTATAGATTTAAAGTTATAAAATCCATGTACTGCTTTCTTACCATTATACTTGTTAAGTAAGATATCAAAGTTACGTACACGATCTGATCCTACTATGAATACAGCTTTACGAAAGCCTTCATCATAAAGAGTAACAGCTGCTTCAATAGCAGTACGTACTTTCTTATTAATCATTACAGATCGAGCATGCTTAGGAAACATCTTACGCACATGCTTAACTTTATCTGAATATGATAAAGGATTCTTTTTCTTATCTGCAGTCTGTGACAAATAAATTCTATATGGGTTGCGTCCAGCTTTCTTGCTTAACACATCAAGTAGTTTACCATGCCCAGTAGTGGGAGGATTCATTCTACCGAAGGTAAAATAAACAACTCTTTCTTCTTCTACTAAGTATTGGCTAAAGGAATTAATCATTTTTGGCTATTGCTTTATCTAATGTAGGACGTGCGCCACCGCGCTTACGTTCTTGTTCAAGTTTACGCATCTTAGGAAGTAGCTTCTTAGCCATTCTATCAATACGGGGTTTTAATTTAGCAAGACGTTTTTCCATCTCTTGCTTACGCGAAAAGGATAGAGTACTATAGTCTGCTTTAGCAAGTTTCTTTACTAGCATATTACGAGCTTGTTTTTGAGCGCGACGCTTTAGACGCTTAGGATCAGCCATTCTACGAGCTGCCTTCTGTCTACCAATCTTCATACGAGAAGCATACTTCTTCATCGTGCGAGATCGTTTCATTCTTTGTTGGAGGGATAACGCTTCTTCTACGTTCTTATTACAATCACAGTGAGGGCAATCTGCAGGACATGGACAGTCTTCTGCTTTAACATCTGAACCGCAACACTTGTCTGAACAATATCCAGCTTTAGCTTCTACCTTGCGTTTCTTTGCGTTGTATTTAACTTGATCAGGCTCTCCAGGAGCATAATCAACAGACAAAAAGTCTTTGAATCCTAATTTCTTATCCATATTACTTTCCTGGTTTATCCCATCCCTTTAATATACTATTGCTGAAGTTATTGTACGAGAATTCCATCCTGTCAACAATCTTTACAGCATCACCACCAATTTTGTCAATTGCAACGTAACCTTCTTCTCCAGTTACCTTGTATCCATTATTTGTTTTTACAAAGGTACGAACCTTGCTTAATTTATTAAGACTATTTATAAGTCTAAGTTTCGCTAATACTATAGCTTTCTGTAAATCAAACATATATTTTAAACTAGTTTTGTTTCTAGTAGAGAAAAAGCTTAGAATATCATCTAGTTTCTTCTGTTGAGCAGCTTTACCTTTTTCTGTCTTACGTTTATCTATCTCTTTCTGATACCTTGCACCAATCCATTTGATTAGAGCATTAACATGTCTATTAGTATCACCGATGACTTGACCTTTTCTCACATATGAGTTATTAAACGTTTCTATAAGTCCAGCAAGCTGTTGATTAGCTTCTAGTTGACGTAGAGTAGACCCAGCAATCTTATTGAATAAGAATCCAGCTTTAGATAGATGCTCATTAACAATAGCAGTTTCTTTTTTACTCATAGTCATATTAGTTAAGTCTCTAAGCATAGCATCTTGAGACCAAACATTCTTAGATGTCTTAAGTTTAGATACATCTACCCCATAAGAAGCTTTCATTGATTCAAATGTAGAGCCTTTATATGTTGTATGCCATACAATACCTATCTTAGACTTCTTAACAGCCTTAGCGCCATCTGACTTAACAGGTAGCGCATAAACAATAGTATTAGGATGAAAGGTTAAATACTTCTCACCTTTGATAGTAGCAACAGATAAGTCACGTTTACTATAAAGGAAGTCACCTTGTATAACTCCTTTGATACCTAACTCAGGTAAATACTTAAGAGCCTCTTTAAGCTTAATAGATAAGTCTCCTGACGTATCAGCATCTATATCAGCGTCTGTCTTATACACTTTAGGGTTCTTATTGAAGATACCTTTCTTAGCAACAAAGAACTTACCATCAGATGGATCAGTACCACAGAAGATAGCAGGAGCTCCGTCCCACTTAACACTAACGTTTCCGTCATGCTCTCCTTTGAGCATATCTCTCAGCGAACGTAGAGCCATAATAGCTTCACGAGTTCCTTTTACTCCACCATAGAGAACTTTATCCTCTATGTGAGTCATATGAGTATTCTTAGACTCAGTTATAAATTCTTTGAAGTCCATTATCCTACCTCTACTTTAACGTATGCTGAAGAGTCATTAGTTTTAGCTCCTGCGACATTTACTATCTCAGATATAAATGCATTCTGCTGAGCTCTATTAGCTGTTACTAGAGCATGAAGTATATATGTCACTCCTAGCACAGCGTGAATAAAATGTCCTTGACCTTGCTTCTCTGCAAGTCCTAGTTCATGATCAGCTTCAGTATAGTTAGATTCTATTTTTTTAACCATTTTATAAAATGTTTGACTTAATGTTCTTGGTATAGTTT